AAAAATTGTATCCATAACTGCGTCTTTTTGTCTCTATAATTGCGCAAGAGATTACTCAAACCTTAAAAAATGAAATGTAAATTTAATTACAACAAACTAGTTATGGTGCAACCTGGTGATTTTTCCTTTATAGAAAACACAATGTTGCGTGAAGTTTATAGTGATGCATACAATGTGGTAATGCAAAATCCAGAATTCAGGAGCTATATTGAAAATAAGCCTTCAAGTCAGCCCTGGATGTTTAATGAATGTCCAATAGCACAAAATATTATGTCTTGTTGTAACAAAAAATGCAAACATTCAGGAGCATCCCTTGCTTGTACAATGCGCGCTATGGAATATATTATCAAAAATGGCTGGAATGCATGGTACAGCGTCAGCGCAATTAACAGCGTCAGCGCAATTGACAGCACCAGCTGACAATTAACGTACAATTATTATATAAGAAGGATGGCACGCCATAACTGCTCGACACACTGGACAAGTTTTATTTGTTATAAAGGATACATACATTAGTTTTTCAGAATTTGAAAGATGTCCCCACATTTTTTGAGTGCAATCAATGCACAATGAGTGACCGCATCGCAATATACAATACTCTTTACATGTGTCTAAACAAACAGGACAATCAATTACAGATTCTTTCTTAAGAGCAGTGCGTTGTGAACCACCTAAAAAGGTATATTCGTGAGAACTGAGTGTATATGAGTAAAATTCCATTGCAGGGACTTGCAGATTTTTCTGGATTTTTTTACATGCTTTGTAAAAGGCAGTTGAGCATAGTTCACATAACTCTAATTTTTCAGCATTAGTTAAATGCCTGAAACAGGAGAAATCAAATAATGGAAATATAACTTGTTGACATTTCGATAGTTCATCACGCAATTTGGATTTCCAATTGTGTTGTTGGATTTCTTGTATAAGTTTAGAATATTGAAAAACATTACTTTGAACATATTTTGGGAACGCAAGAATTTTGGTATTGTATTCTTCTCCAAATTTCATATAAGTTTAGACCTAAACCATTAAAACAAAATTTAACATCAGTTTTTTATTTAGTGTAGTTAGTGGTATGACTAAACAACCAGACTTTACCAAAATGTTTGTTAAAAAGATTAAAGCACCAGATGTTGTAAGATTGTTTGTATCAAGTGAAACAAAAGCACCAATAGAAACTGCTACAGCAATAATAAGGCAAACTGAGAGAACTTTAACGCCATTTGTTGAAAAGACAAGTGCACCATTATTTATATTTCAGAATCCACGAAGTGGTTATAGACAAGTTGGGAATACGCGATATTATAAAGAAAGTATTTTGTTTTGGGAATCTGTAAATAAAATTATGGAAGGTCGTACTATAAAACAGAAAATAGGGGATGTAAGTACAGAATATATTTTGTCCCGTTTTACAGATACAACTTACAAATCATTCTTCAAGCGATTTTATAAACGTTTGCATCAACTTTTAGAACAATACGCACAAGAATCCGGATTGTCTATACCAGAGGACATTGCAATATTTTATAAAGGTGGTAATTTGTTTCGAATTATACTAACACCTTTTGTGAGGCATATTAAAGACAATGAATATCTCGAAACACTTAAAAAACGAAGTGATGCCGATTTTCAGATTTATATTAATCCAGATTTACCAAATTACGACACAATATATGACGAAGTAACTAAACGTGCATTATTCTCTTTATACGAGTTTAAGTCATGGTTATCTGCTAATCATTTACTCAATATTGATCCCTTACAATTAATAGAACTTTATCGTAATTTGTTTGATAGTATGCCTGAACTTGAAGTAACAAATGTTGCATTAGCAAATGACAACACAAATCCATTTAGAAGTGATTGTATAATTTCAAATGTTACAGAGACAGCTACAGGATTTAAGGAAGAATATTCATTGTTGTCAGGTTTTGAAAAGTGTAGAAGTGACGACCCATCATTATATATAAGCAGAAATACAGCATCTGATTTTACAACGTTTAGCGGTAAGCGTTATTATTTTGAATTGCTCAGACTTAAACGTAATATAAAGATAGTTATTGAATATGGTAAATTAAAACACAAAACGTATTTACAAGTCCCATCAGAAGTTATAGACATTAGTATCCCCAAAATTGGCGATAGTAGTCTTGAAAGCATGAAAGGATATATAACAGAATATATTCAAGAATATATATTTAAAGAAAGCACACGTGCAAAATTTACATTTTGGGGAGTTTCTTTACAGTATTTAATATATGACCTTACAGATATACTTTATAACAAATTTGAGTGGCCTTGGCTTGATGCGAAGTATTCTAAGCGACTTGCACGTTTTTTGTTATGTATAACTTTACAGAACACTGGTGTTTCCAAACAAAAACTACTTGCGAATTTGGAAAGATTATTGCGTGCTTTAAACAGTTTAAGAACACAAAAAGTGAGCGTTTCGAGGGCTCTAAGATATTCACCGTCATTAGCAATGTTTCTGGAACAAAATATTGAACTGCGGCACCGTGTTTTACAACGTAGTGAAGAAGAAATTCAAGTGAAATACGATGAGTATTTAAATAATGTATTAAGCTCATTAGAAAATATAAAAAGACTTATAGCTGATATGCAGGAACCATCATCTAGTTTAGTAAGCCGTTTTGTAACCATGGTAGGAGGCACAAAAAGCTAAACTTTCTGCTTTTTGTCCTTTCTTGGGTCAACTACTCTTCGTTGTAGTCATTGTACTTGTCCAGGCTGTGGTAAAGAGAATATTTCTGGTCGTAGGGATCAATCTTGCGACCAACTGTCTCGTGCGTGTTGGAACCAGGCACCCACGTCGTAATGTCGCAGTACCGCTCAGGTGCCTTGGAAACCCGAGTTGACCTCCGCAACGATCCGCGCTTCGACCGCGCTTTCTCGATCTTCAGCACAGTCTTCCACGTCCCATTGTGGTAAATGCGCATAAGATAGCTCATAGCGAAGCGTGTAAGCGAAGCGTGTAAGCGAAGCGAAATGCGAAGCGACGGTGAAAGTTGGATAGCGCGGTACTGGCAATGCCGTTATGTATAGGATTTAGGGTAAATTCAATTTTTTTGAAATAATGGTAATTGTTTTACAAATCAAGTGACCATTCTTTAAGTTCATTTTTGAAGGTGTTACTGTCGCACTGATTGTATCGCAGTAGTCGAAAAGCTTCACGAAGCTTATATAATGTCAAGTCTAGTTTCAATGATATTGCTTCCAGTCCATTTATAACTTGTTGTTCTGAAATATTAGTAGTTGTAATTAAAGTGTGAATGTATTCGGGTAGCCAGCGTCTTATATAGTTTTTTTGGATATCTTTTCGTGAAATGGAAATTTTCCGGTCTTTTTTCATTTTGAAATAGACTTCTTTAATCGGTAGTTTTCCATTTATACCACGATAATATTCGTTGTACGCATCTTGTACAGTTGAAATATTCTCGCTAAAAATACTTGGTGCAGCTACGTTTGTAACTACGTTTTCAATTTGAATTTCTGTAGTTGTGCACACAGCATTTTCTTTTTGCAATTGAATCGACCACTTTTGAAACTCTTCAGTTTTAAGTATATTTTTAATAACACTTAAGTGTCTTAAAGGCGACGTTTCTCTAAATACGATGTCTTGCCAAAATGTTTCGGCAAGGTACAGGACTGAACGTAATGTTGAAACACCATCGCGATTACTTGGATCAATAGAATTAAGCAAGTCTCTGGCGCGTGTTCCGGAACTTGTTAAAGTGATTGCATCAACCCATTCTGTCTTTGGTTGTAAAGAAGATCTGAAAAGTGTATGGTTTTGTTTAGCTGTTTCAATATTACCGAAACCAGCAAGAATTGCATTTGCACTAATTGCTGAAAGCGGTTCTTTGCATATGTAATTTGCATCAGCTGTTGTGCAGTCGCTCCACCTTCCCCAATTTAATAAACTGGTGCGATCACATCCTTCACGAACAAGACGGCTTGTACCGGTTGTGCGAAATATAGATATACTTTTTGTTTTCGAGTTGCAATTGCTGGTAGACTGATACATTGATTGATACATAGACTGATACATGGATCTAAGAGTGTCAGTACTTCCAGGTTCTGTTTGCATACTTGCATCTTTCCAGAATATCCGATAAGATCTGAAAGAATCGTCTCCTTTTTCTAAACAGTCTAAGAATGTTTGATATATCTTTATAGGTTGATTTAATGTATATATAAGTAATTCTGCCAAAGCATTTATGCCGCACAACTGTAAACAACTGTGACGTAGCAAAGACATATATTGCACCTTCATATTAACATTTGCCTTTGAGATTCTTCCAGATAAACAGAACACGCGAGCCGGATATGGCTTCCAATCTAATATTTCAGTGTCTATCCACATTTGGTGATACCGTCGCCTTGCTAGATCATCACCACGCATTCCTGTTGCAATTCCTAAGTTTATCATAGCTCTTGTATGTATTGCATGAGAGTCTGCTTGACGATCACATATATCCGCAAGGTCTTTTTGTTCGTTTATAGTTAAACGATCAGTTCCGTGAATACATTGTAGCTCCGTATTTAACTCGCTATTTTCTTTCGCGTGTGATCGAATGTATTTAAGGAACGTAGAAATAACTTCAAAATTGCAAACGGAAACGTTGTCTTCACAAAGTTGACATTTTCTTATAAGATTCAAACACTTCATAGCATTTTCTATAGACGAAATGCACTTGGACTTTTCATATACACATTTTAGGTAACTGAACAGTTTTATGTCGTTGTTGGCAGAGTAGTCTGCATTAGTATGTTTGTCACACCATTCTTTCCAATAACGAATACCAGTTTTCAGCCCCGAAATAGTTTTAGCATTTCCGTTTTTCCAAACATTTTCAAAAATTATTTTTTGTTTTTGTTCTGAGACACCATTGTTGTATAGTAATATATTTTCAAAAAACTGTTCATCATTTAAAGCTTTTCTCCCCCTCATAAGTTTACGTTACACGTTACGTTACACGTTACACTTTACACTTTAGTTGCAAGTTTCAACTGACGTGTAACGTGTAACGTAAACGTAAAGTATATTTTACGATTTGGTTTAGCTCCTAATAGAATTTAATGATTTAAGGAAAAACATAGAGTCCTAATTAAATTATACAAATGTTGAGTATTATACATAAATATAACTTAAGACCCAAAGGTATTATTCATATTGGTATAGACACTTCAGAAACTGCAAATTATCGGGGAATATACCAAAGACTAGGATTGTCTGAAAAGAATATATTATGGATAAATACAAATCCTGAGAGAACATTTGAGGGTGTTTTGAACTACGATAATAAAAAGTCTATCGTGTCAATGCTTGAAGAATATCGGGCAAATATGAATAATTATAACTTTTTGGTGGTAAATGTTCAAGACAACAAAGTATATCAAATTATACAAGAGATTTCGTCGTTACTTGTCAATTTTACGGAAATGTATGTTCATATTTATACAAAGAATGTATTTAAGGACAACGAACTCTTTAAAAACGTGGTTAGAATTCTCAATGAAAATAATTTTAGTTTAATGCATACAACGACTAGTCCACACTACGAATGTTTCTTTATGAAAGACAGGATCGTGTACAATTGTAGTATAAGTGGATTAGGCGATAGAACGCTCGATATAATTGGAGCGTCTGTATATTGTGAGCTTACAGGTATCAAATTAGTTGTCAATTTCCAAAATGTTCCTTGTCCTGAAAATAGAAGTTACAACTGTAGTAATATTGTATTTAGTGATTTGTGTGATGTGAAGATGACGGGACAACTTGGTACGCATGAATTACGTGCGAGAATGTCTGGATATAACATAAATCCTCTTTCAGTTGCCAAACACACTGGTGCAGACATATCCCGAGTCGTTTCATTGTATAAAAAGAATGCTAAGAAATTGCGCTTAATTGACTCACTCAACTCAAAAATTCCTAACATACCACCTGGATGTCATGGGATTCACTTACGCGCAACTGATAAAATAAATAATTTTGGGGATCCACGGTGGGAATGTCATATTCATGAGTATCATATAATAATGCGGCAATTAGACGTTTACTTAGATAAATTGGATCCAAAAACACCGCTTTATTTCACTTCAGATGATCCTGATTTATATAACTTTTATTACAATAGACATCGCGACAGAGTTGTAGCAACACAATCAGGTAATCCGTATATAGATCTATTTACTTTAAGCAAGTGTGCAACGATTATTCAAGCAACAAAACAATCAACATATTCTATTGTAGCTGCTTTAATAGGTGGCTCGAAACTTATCAATTTCTATGAATCACTACCAAACAATAGAATATTTAATATACATAAATTTATCAGTTTGTTTGATCCAAGTAATAAGGGTTTCCTAATAGAACCAAATGACACATTTGATGTTGTACCACTGTTAGCATAGCGAAGCGAAAAGCGAAAAGCGAAGCGAAAAGCGTAAAGCGAAGCGCAAAGCGCAAAGCTGAAAGCAAAGCACAAAGCGAATACCAAAAAGGTTTCCCTTTTCAGTATTTTTTTATTTTTGTCAAAAAAGCGCTAGCATTGTGTGCGCTGCGCTGTTTAGTACGCTTTACTCGTCTGCGTCCTCAGACTCGTCTCCGCTCACAGGATCGTCCACCGTGTAGATCCCAGCCTTTGCCTCCTTCCACATCTTGCTCGCCAGAGACATCAGCTCCGCACCCTTCAGACTCGGATTGGCAGCCTTCAGCTCCGACATCTTGCTCTTGACAAACAAGTTGTAGGCGCTAGGAGCGCGCTTTGCCTTCTCCTTCTTCGGTTCGCCATCTTCGCCGCCCTTAGCCTTCGTCTTCTTCGTCTGCTTCTTCTTAACCGGCTCAGAAACCTTCATTCCCGACTTGAACTCCTTGATGAACTTCTGAATATCCGAAACGACGTCTCCGTCATATTCAGAATTCATCTTGTCCACCAGAAAGTCCTCCAGCTTGTTGATGGTCTCCATCCCGAAAGCCTCCACTGCAGAAATAACGTTGTCCATAGCGAAAGCGAAGCGAAAAGCGAAGCGAAAAGAAAGCGAAAAGCGAAGTGTATGTTTTTAACCGCTTGGTTCTCGATAAAAATAAATCGACAAAATCAATTTTTTTAGGAATACCTCGAAATTTTTACAAATTTAGAACTAAATTTTTAGGTTTAACCCTAAACCGTTGGTTAAACCATCGGTTCAAATTGTATTTAAGTGCCACAAATTATTATTGCTCCACTTTGTTGGCTACGATGAATTACATTCTAATTCCTGTTAATAGTATTAACGATGCTTTGTTGATAACAGGAATTACAAATGTACTTGACTTATCAAATGACTATTTAGAAATATGTTACGAAGAAAGTAATATTATTACTACTGTATTAAATAAAACGAATGATACTATATTGCTTTACGGCTGCATCGACAATGGAATAGTACAATATATAGATAAATGGGAGCCAAACAACATGAATTTTTTGCTATACGATTTGCTCAACCCAGATCTTTCCAAACCTTCGCCGTTTTATATGATAGTTTTACAGTTTGTACCAATACTTCATTTAAAAGCGTATCTATACAGAAAAAAGAAGAACAAAACAACAGCAGAGTCTGGATATTATGTAGTTGAAGAAACGTTATACTTGCCTCAAGGATTATATAAAGATCTTACAGAAGTAGTAGCCATTTTGAATCAAACTATTACTTTGAGAGGAGAACGCAATGGATTTATTTATCATTTCCTGACCAAAAATGGTAAATTAGTTTTAGAGTCTGCACATAAGCAACCAGAACCGTCTTTTATTGACATTACAGTATTAAACAACGGAATTGGATTAACAGAAAATTCTACATTGCGTTTGCGTACTCGTGAAAGACTGCAATTTCCAGATTTCCCATGTAATTTCTTTTATTAAGCTTCACAGTATGGGAATTTGTTTGTTGCAACGCGATTCGCTACCGCTGTAAGGCGCTTCGCTGTAAGGCGCTCCGCTGTAAGGCGCTTCGCTGTAAGGCGCTTCGCTGTCCCGGTTGAAGCGCGGCTTAATAGGTGCCGATGGTGTTTTTACAGCAATTAGCTTTAGTGTAGGTTGAGGTGACTCAATTGTAACTGTATGGGAATATGGAATAGGAAAGCGCTGAGGAGACTCAGAACGAGGAAGGAATGCTGGAGCAGAGACATTTGAATTCATTCTTACAAAGAATTGTAAGAAATTTTCAATTTTTTGAAAAAATGAAATTAATCTTGTAACTGTAAGGTAGTCTACGATCTGTAATGGACAACAATACCAAAGAACTCGTATTACTACTAAAGGAATATGAGTCTGCGTCCGATGCATCGACTGCCCTTTGTGATAATATTTCAAATACAGCATGTGATATCCTAATAAATGACAATGGATGTATAAATTACAATCGTGTTTTTATGTTACGAGATGCAGGATATTATATTTATCCAGGAGAACAAGATAACTTTGGATGGTTGATTGGAGTTATTGTAACAAAAAAAGGCAATATAATGTTTGGATAATTTACAATTTACGGGAAGGACGTGGACGAGGGCGAGGAGGTGGAATAGGATTAGGATCAAGTTTAATTACAGCTGGTGCACTAGCACCTTTTCTTTTGGCAGAACTACGAGATGGAAATTGTCTTTTTTTAATTTCTTTAAGATCACTTACAAGGAATCTTTTAGAGTAAATTAGATGTATAATATCTTCAATTTCAAGTTTACGATGACTATGTGGTATTGTTGGATTAATATTAATCCATTTTAGTAGATTGGTATAAGAATACCATTTATTATCTACTAATATATATGATTCATCTTCATTTTCATCTAAAATTTCACTATATGTAATAGGATCCACATAGTCTTGAGGATAATTAGGTGAAGTATTTATTTTTCCAGGTGCACTTCTCTGTTTTACTTCACCTTCAGTTATTCCAATTCTATTATAAAATTGATTTCCTGTTTTTTTGCTCGGGTCATAATAAGCTTCTGACAACTCTATCAATCTACCATTAAAATCTAAAATTGGATGAAATATTGTATTGTCACTTTGTGTATCACAAAATGTTAAGTAATGTTTTTTGTTTTTTGTAGTAAAGCCAATAATATATTTAGGTGGTATAGGTTCAAATTGTGTTGTTACTGTTCCACTTGGAAGCGTATTTCTCACTGTTTTATAACTATATTGATCTCCAATTTTGTTAAGATTCTGTGCAAGATAACCGGTGAAATTAAATTTTACATGTTGAAAGAAGTCGCTAGGTAACGCTCTTGCCTTTCTTTTCAGTGCAGACACTGTAGTTGGCATTCTATATAAACTACACAATAAATATAGCTAATTGAACTAAGTACATAATTTACTTTAGATGTAATTTAATTTAAATTTAATTTAGGATTTATATATAAATTAAGTTTAGAAATTGAATGAAACCAGATGACCAAAAGCTAGCAAAGTGTGTGCGGAATGTAGAAAATTGGGGAGACATAACTAATGCGCATAAATTCGATAAATCAGACTACGACCCTGAAGCTGTTTTAAAAGACTTGTCACCTAAACTTGAATCTCTCATGAACAAAATAAAAGAACTGGATCAAGCCGACATGCAAAAAGACAATAAACTCTATAAACATTTTGTGTATTCTGACATTACAACACAATACGGTGCCAAACTTATTGCAGCAGTTTTAGCTGCACATGGCTTCGAACACGCCTACGAAATAGGAAAGGGTAAAAGAGGCAATACTTTTGTATTTAAAAAAACAGATCCTTCTAACACATTTGGTACGTTGACATCAACGAAGTTTTTTGATCGTGAAATTGGTGTCAAATTCAGAAAAGAGTTACTTGCGAAATACAATGCGCGACCAAATTCAGAAATACGAATAATTGTATTAGATTCGGGTTTTCGCGAAGGTATTGACTTATTTGATGTTAAATACGTACACATTATAGAACCAATTTTAACTCCAAATGACTTTAAACAAGCTGTTGGGCGTGCCACACGTTTTTGCGGTCAGAAAGGATTAGTATTTAATAATACAGAAGGATGGGTATTACATGTGTTTAAATACACTACATCAATCCCATTGACAATTAGACGTTTTTTTGACAGTAACTTAATTAATTTCAGTGATTCTGTATTTTCTTTGTTCCTTAGATTCTCTAACATTGATCCAAGAAAACTGGTGTTTTCCAAGGAATTGGACAAGATGTTAATCCTCAGTTCTATAGACCTTATGTTAAATAAAAGTATACATGGATCACTTTTACAAGACCTAAATACCGATGGATTCGTGGATAAATTCTTGGACATGCGATACAGCGGGAAAGTTCCTAAATCGCCTTCGAATTACATTTCAATAAAGAATGTAGACGAAAGTAAATATACCAGATACAAACGATGGGACTCAATTAAAGTCGAGAATGGATGTGGTGACAACCGACAGCAAAATGCTAACAATATTATTGAGTATTCACCAACACAAGAGTTTATGCGCAAATATTTCAGTGCCAAATCGAATATCAAAGGTATGTTATCATATTCTAGTGTGGGTACAGGGAAAACTTGTCAAGCTATAGCAATTGGGTCTAGTTCATATGAACAAGAAAACTACACAATTATATATGTAACACGGCACACATTAAAAGGCGATGTATGGAAAAATATGTTTGATCAAATATGCAGTTACAGTATAGCTTTAAAACTTCGTTCAGGTGAATTATCAGGTATACCAAGTACCGCAGCCGCAAAGGCTCGTCTGATTAAGAATTGGTTTACTCCATTGTCCTATAAACAATTTAGTAATATGTTGAAGGGCAAAAATGAATTGTATAGTGACCTAGTAAAACGCAATGGAAAGACGGATCCTTTGCGGAAAACACTTGTTATCGTTGATGAAGCACACAAATTATTTGCACCTGATGTCTCTGGATCTGAAAAACCGGACATTGACATTATAGTTGACTCTATTCATAAGTCTTATGGGATGTCAGGAAATGATAGTGTGCGTGTACTATTGATGACAGCAACTCCATTTACCAGTGATCCAATGGATGCTTTGAAATTGGTAAATATTCTAAAACCAAAAGAAGAACAATTCCCAACAAATTTTGAGGAGTTCAAAGAAATATATTTAGATGATCAAGGACATTTTACAAGCGACGGTTTAAGTAATTTCTATAAGAATGTTGGTGGTATTATATCATATTTAAACAGAGAAAAAGATATACGAACATTTGCTCAACCGAAGTATCACGATATAGAAGTTATGCTATCAGATTACTCGTTCATAGGTAATTTGAAAGACTATCAAGATCTACAAGAAATAGCCAATAAAGCACGTAAAGCATACAGAGACAAACAAATAGAAAAAGACTTTGAATTACTTTTATTTACCAAACATCTTGAAGTTCTAAAACACACCGAATATAAAATACAAGAAAAGAGACTCAATTATCTCGATTGCTTGAAGGGTAAAGAGAAGAGTAATACTTCTTTTGAAGAAGAGTATAAAAAGGCGATTGAAGCCTGCAATGAAAACGAGAAAGTGTGCAAAGACTCTGTTAGAAAAGACTACGCTGCACTCACAAAACAAACACGTTCAGAACATAAAAAGGATCCCAGATTAAAAGAAATTTTGCAAAAGTTAAAAGACGACAAAAAGTTTGATCTAGATGAATGCAAAGACCTTAAAAACAAATGCAAAGAAGAAGCTAAAGTGGAAAATAAAGCTCAACAAGCAAAACAGGCTAAACAAGACAAACAGAAATGTGAATCAATGCAGAAAGAATTAAAACAAACGGAGGAATTAGCAGAAAAGGAGATTAAAGAAGGTGTGATAGCTCAAAAAAAGGTAAATGACACTTTCTTAGAGGTATACAAAGAAATTGCATCAGAATCCGAACACTTCGCAAAACAATTTAAAGACATACTTGAAGAATCAATTAAAACCGACAAATCGCAACGTACTGCTTTAGAGAAATGTTTAGCAGTGAAAAAACCAGCATACAAGCGAATGTTAAATAATGACATTCCTCCTGTATACAATTCCTTTGACGAATCTCCTGACAAAGATTCTGACAACAAAGTTGGCACGGCTGGTACACATGTTATTATTGGGCATGGATATGAGAATGTTATACCTTTTGCTAAACGTGCAGTTATGCCGGACAATAAAATACTTATAGTATTTCCATTGTGTGCTAAACCATTGTATATGGACATCGGATGCCGTATTTTATCTATATTGAATAATCCAGCGCATGCAGAAATAGTTAAAAATCCGTTAGAGAATCTAGAAGAACTTGAAAATTTATTTAAGGTACCTGTACATGTATATCGTCCTGGTGATAAACTTCCTGAATTAAATACCAACTTATTCTTAAATTTTAACAGTCAATCAAAGAGTGCTATAGTAAAATCAGGTGTATATAATGTTCCTGGTATACCGTCTATAAACAGGGGCATCTTTCCTGAAATTAAAGATAACATTTTTGGTGGGGGACTTTTGAAATGTTATGACTATCTTGGTCAAATTGAAGATATATATAATTACGACAGTATGACAAACAAGGAAATCTTCAGGGGAAATCTATTCAAACCTGCTTACAATAAACAAATGTCATTCACACAATTAGAAAGGCGCACATTTAATGTGCCAAGTATTATGAATACAGTGGGAGATGGTATATACTATTATATTTCTTGCAGAAGTGGAGACATCAAAAATATGAATAATTACGTAAAAATCCTTGATCAATCTGCAAATCAACAGAAAAATAAAGGCAAACATGCACCAACACCAGAACTGCCTATGAAAGATAGATTGCAAATACTTAAAGACGTTGCGGGTACGATTACAGGTAACACATTCCCTGCATTAGAAACATGTGAAAAAATAAAGGACATTCTTGTTAAACTGGACACATCAGATTTCACTGAAACAAATAAGACAAAAGTACAAAAGTTGATTACACATACAGAAAACATTATAAAAGTTCACAAAAATAATTTAACACCAACTAAGGTATTATCGAAAACTACAAAAAAGGATTATATATATTTAAATATTTATGACGAATACACAATTTCAGGTAAAGTAAAATTCAAGGTATTAAGTAAATACATTGGTTGTATAGCTAAAGACTTTAAGATTAAAGACCAAAAATGTTCTGTAAACACGATAGTAAATCGTATTAAGAGTGAATTGAATACGACCCAAATTGAACTACCCAAAACACCTGAAGATTGGGATACTCAAACTAAAGATGATATAATCAATAATTTATGCTAATCATTTGGAAACTCATACGTTTGCTAACTTGCAGTCGGTGCAGTTACTCCAAATAAATCTGACAAACCTTTTATGTCATTATTTTTTAGCATTGATTGGATAGTGTTCCATGTGTTTTCTGGAAGTTTTCTCGCTTGTTGGAGAGCTGTACAACCATCACTTTTGCATATCCAATCTGAAAGTATTTGATAGTCTATCGAGTCTTTATCCAGTATTAAATAGCCAAAAAGTTCGGAGGGTGTCATAGATTGTATTGTTTGTTCAGATTCCAGTATTGAGTAATAATTGTAGCCATACAACACTCTTTTAAGAATGAGGTCATGTAGTAAAATCAATGCAGTATCTCTATAAGTTGTTTGCTTGTCAGACTCAAGCGTATTCGTTTTTTGATACTTATTTTTCAGATTTGTAATTACATTATCAATAATAATTTGTTTTTGATAATTATAGTCTCCAACAACATTGTCACAAGAAATATTACATTGATTATACATAATACCTACAATTATGATAAAGACGATAAGAATGGTTAATATCAATACTACATGTGCTGGAGTTAGCGTCAGTGTAGTTTGAGTTATAATAAATGTCATAAATAATGTTACCATTGCAATTGAAAAATTGAATACCGGGGTTGTTTTTCCTTGAAGGAGTTTGAAGTGTGCTTTTTCGTTCTCTAAAGTTTTATGTCCGCATTGTTTTTCGGAAATAATTCCGGTAGTAATAAGTGTGTTAAGTATAAATAATTTGTGTATAAATGAAAGAACTAATGAGAAAAATATAAAATAAAAGATACCTAGTAGTATATCTAATTCGTACATTACTATTACGTTAGAAGTTAAAGTTTAGCGCGTATTATAATATCATTAATTTTGCTATGTAAGTCTTGAATCGTGGTGTCATTTACAATAAGATAGTCGAATGGACAAGATTCCACAGTGTCTTCTACAGTGTGATGAACATTGTTTTGAGGACGTACAACTTTAATAACAATACCACGATGTTTTGAAATTTCAGCACAATCATAAGGAAATCTTACATCTGGAATAATGACATCGCTATTTTCTGTAAGTTTTTTGAAAGCAATTTTCGTAAAAAAGTCCTGTCCATGTTTTTTTATATAATGTGCTGTTATTTCCTGCATTGCCATTCTTGGTGTAATTTGATAATCGGCAAGGTATTGTTCTTTTGCATCTGTTTCCAATACTTCTTTTGGTATTCCGTAAATTGCACTAACGGCGTCTTTAATCGGTTGTGCAAGACGAATAATTTTATATTGAGGTAAACATGACATAATAATATTCGCAGTTGTATCTTTTCCAACACGAGAGCGTCCAACAATTCCAATAATCATGAGTTCTCAATTACTGTACACTAATTATTTTTTTCTTTAAGTAGTTCAATTTTTGGTATACTAGTTATAAGTGTTTCTATTCCTGATGCCGAAATACTTCTAGATAGGGATTTAGATAGTGACTTGTATTTCCTTTGAAAGCACTTAAATAATATAGGAATGTTAACCCTAATATTAAACCATGAACACATAAAGATAAATCTATATAAAGACAAGTAAAGTTAAAGTAGTATAACAAGAACTGTATAACAAGAAAAGTTAACGTAATTTCTTTTTATTTTTGTAACTTTCGCACGGTCACTGTGGCTTAATTGGACAAAGCATCACACTTCTAATGTGAGGATTGTGGGTTCGAGTCCCACCAGTGACTTTGCGTTTGCGTGCGCGCTGAAATTATTTTCTGTTGTTAATATTAGAAAAATGGGTGGTGGTGGTTTATTACAGTTAGTTGCATACGGTGCTTAAATATCTTGGGCATCAACAGTAGGCTGCTCGTCGTGGTTCCGTATTCATACCATGGCTGGGAAAACAGTGTAAGAATACGGAAACGTAATTTTGAAACGTTTTATATAACCTGCTAGTAAAGTGAAATCTTGTTACAGCTTTAGCTTTTAGCTAAAGTCAAGCGAGTAGCTTTGCGAGATCTTCAAATTGCGGGAACTTCCTTAGAGCCATTGCTACTTCTTGTGTAGTGGTGACATTATGCAATACCGTGGTTAATAGCCAACGGCATAGTAATAAGGCAATGGATTGGATAACCCGCAGCCAAGCATCTCTTTCTTAAAATTCTTTCTATAAAAAGAATTTATGGTTTTGGGAGAGATGAAGGTTCAACGAGTAGACGGAGATCGGGGCTTTTTGTTCTAACCGGGGCAACATAGAGCTCTTAAGGTGTACTCTGGCTCTACGTGAAAGCGTAGAGATTTACCCTCTAACAAAGTTAAATTTTGTTAGAGGTTTAAGCAAGACATTTACTTAACTGGTAATCCTCAGATTACCTATTTCAAGACTATCTACCGTCGCCACACCAACTTCGCCATGGAGTCTATTTCCAATACCTTCAATGGCGCAGCTGGTTTCGGTCGCTCCGTAGTGTGCGAAATTGCTCGCAACGGTGACTTAATTCACCAAGTATATTTACAGGTAGACTTACCCGCCCTTAGCTCCCCAAGTGACTGGGTAGCCTACCCCGGTTTACGTTTACTGAAGTACGTAGAAATCGAAATTGGTGGTCAACGCATTAAGAATGTCGGTGCGGAAAAGCATCAGGCTATATCTCCGTTGTGCAGAGATGTAGAAAAAACCTTTGTTGGCGCACAACACCCGTTCCATAGACCAGGAACAGGAATGTTAAGTCATTCCATGGGTATGCCACAGATGCTAGTCGCTGCTTAAACAGTGGCAACATTGTCAAATTGTTCGGGAACATCCTAAAGCCTCTAAAAGTTGTTGAAAACAACAACCGGTACCAAGCCATGTTTGAAAAGATATGGTGGCCGAGATTAGAACTCGGGTATGGTAATAATCCAGAGGATGATTTCGTAAAATGGTTTACGATTGAAATGGGCAACCCGCAACCAAGCCCCTAAGTCCTAGATATGGGGAAGGCTCAACGACTAAACGGCAATGGGTTTTTGGAAATTCCAAAAGCTTAAGATATAGTCTACTCCTTGGCGAAAGTCAAGGTAGAGAATACCGTGAGGTTCTCCTTAATAAAACCGATAATCCAGGGTTTTATTATGTTTAATGCTTAGCGACAAGCATTACTCTGACTGGATGTACATCTGGAATCAGCTCACTTTACCCGTTGGCAAAGTCCAGGGTTACCGTGTGATGACTGGTGACACTCTTGGTGTTGCTTCCCCTGCAACCACCTTATACGTGCCATTAGAATTCTGGTTCTGCCGCAACATTGGTCTTTCTCTTCCCTTGATCGCTTTACAGTACCATCAAGTGAAGATTAACATCCAATTCAATGACATCACCACTATGGCAACTGGTGGTGGTGCCCCCACCTTAGCCACTGCTGGTTCCGACTTAGCCAACGCTTCCCTCTGGGTATCTTACATCTTCCTTGACACCGATGAACGCCGCCGCTTCGCTCAGCTTTCCCACGAATACTTGATCGAACAGCTCCAGTTCACTGGTGACGAATCCTTCGCCCAGTCCTCTTACAACTCCCGCCTCAACTTCAACCACCCCACCAAGGAATTAGTGTGGGTGATCCAGCGCGATGCCGCTGGTGCCAGCAACGACTGGACCAACTACTCCATGCAGTCCAATGCCACCCAGTACTTAATGTCTGGTTCCGCACCCGCTGCACCTCCCGCAACCAACCCTACCGTCTCTGCCATCTTAAAACTCAACGGACAAGACCGTTTCGCAGAACGCTACGGTCCTTATTTCCAACTTGTGCAGCCTTACCAGCATCACGAGAAGATCCCCGATAACATGGGCATCAACGTATATTCCTTCGCCATTAAACCCGAGGAACACCAGCCCAGCGGCACCCTCAACTTCAGCCGCATCGATACCGCAGTGTTAGCTTTAACCACCCAGTTAAGTACTGGCACCAGCGGCAAACTCCGCACTTTCGCCGTTAACTACAACGTTCTCCGTATCATGTCCGGCATGGGCGGATTGGCTTACAGTAATTAGTGAGTAGAAAAAATGATTTAAGGATAATTTATTTTTAATATATACACCCTGAGAATGTATAGCATCACACATACTGTTCGTCTACATGTTTGCGAAAAGAAGTTCAAGAAATACAAGTTAATGGTCGCGAAAGATGGTATCCCGAAATATATCGCGATATTCTGGAGTCAAAGTGAATATCCAATTGTATATGATATTGATGAAGAGGAAAAACTTGGAAAATACAACTGGAGTGTTTGCAATAATTATGCAGTAAATGCTGAAAATGATAAGCGAACATCTATGCATATTGTCATTATGAAAGAAAACGATGATTATAAAGATAAAGGTGAAAATTGCAGCATTGATCACATCAATGAGTTTAAACTGGATAATCGCATCGATAATTTACGTATTGCTACACAATCACAGCAGAATGCAAATAGAGGTAAACGTTCCGATAAACTACCACCACCTGAAGAACTACAAGCAATAGGTGTTATTGAACTACCAAAATATGTAAGATATGATAAAACAGAGGAAAAATTTGTTATTGACAAACATCCTGTGTTACTAAGTAAAAATAAAAAATCAATGTCAGGGTCAAAATCAAAATCGCTTTCAATCCAAGAAAAATATCAGGATATCCTATTCAAACTTGATGCACTGAATAAAGAAATTAATCAAGATGAAATCCAATTTCAAGAAAAGAAACAAAAACTTCGAAATGAATATATACAAATCACAAATTGTGTACGTCAAGCAAAAGGTCTTGAAGCAATATTAGTGGAACAACAACCAAGTCAGACTGGTGGTGGTCAACCTATTCAACCAGAAATGAAGACAATTCCAGGACGGAAGAAATCACCAACTCTGCCTCCTGATTGTGGAGTTAAACTGGAAGAAATTCCAAAATACTGTTATTACCGCGCAGCAAATGAGAAACGCGGGGATGTGTTTATAATTGAGCGACATCCAGGTCTTACCGAAAAGAGAACTTGGTCTTCTACTTCATCAAAACTCGTTTCTACAAAAGCCAAATTTGATAGTATGATGGAAGTTTATAATACACTTGTGTAATATGGACACTACTCAAGATTTAGTTGCATTTACAAAACATTATCCACCTGTTTACACCTTTGTTATGTTTCTTACTTACGCGGTGATGTATTACTTTTCTTATAAATTACATGATCAATTGTCACTGACATGTTGTCCTAAGAGTGTTTTTTATCGCATTTATACTTATTCGTTATTACACGGTTCTAATATACATATAATAATAAATTCCAGTTTGTTTCTTATATATTCATATTTAATTGAAAGAGAAAATGGGTTTCTCAGAACATTTTTGATGAACACATTGTCTATCATAGGCGGTGGGTTTGTTTTCATTTTTGTTAATAGTAATAATCAGATAAACGTAGTCGGAGCATCAGGAGGTATATATGGACTTTTAGCATCGAATATTGGGGTTTTGATATTTGATTGGAAACAACTAGATAGACTTTATCGATATTTACATTTAAGTCTATTAATTAGTCCAGTTGTTTCAGATATAGTTGTGACTGGTTTAACTTACAATCAGTCTTCAACTATCGGTCAGCCAAGTTACAGTACTCACATTGGAGGGTTTTTTACAGGTGTTTTAGCAAGTATTATATTTACAAAGACACACCAGCTTGTTGAGCCAAGATGGCAAAAAAATTTACAAATTGGGTCTGCATTAATAATAAAGATATTTATGCTATTTGGGGTGATATATACCGCAAGTAAAACAACAGCATAAAAATTGAAATTTTAAGTAAATACAATTACAATTATTCCACAATGACGAAAATACTGTATCTTGGCAATCATGCTGACGATATTCGCGAATTCAACGATGACGATATAATATGGCTTACTACATCAGCACAAAGCGTTGGTCGTGTAGATTGGAAAGAAGCAAAGAGTGCATACTTAGGTGTGGTATGGAATGGACTAGTGTGTGAACAAAAATACTTTTATTATCGGGATGCAAATGTTAAAAATAAAGGAGGAGAAGTTTGTGAAAATAAGGAAGCTGCTAAGCAAGCATCGGAAAAATGGGTCGAAGAAAATAATAAAAATACGTATGATACTATCGTAAAAATCAAAGCATCTCAAATTGATGAAGATATTGCTAAAAAATTTTATTTTATTGAACAATACACTGATTATCCTGAACAAGTTGTTCCATTAGATCCACGATTTCTTGGAATGTGGCTTGGTGATGGGACTTGTGGAAGTACTGAAGTAACTACAGTTGATGAACCTGTAAAAGAATATATCAGTAATTATGCCAAACAACTTTCTTGTCGTATTACAATTAGTAAAAAGAAAGTACCAGGGCATTGTATTATTGGAACAACTGAATCATCCAATATGGTTCGAACAGCACTAAAATCTTTGAAAGTTTTGAATAACAAGCATATACCTGAATTATATATGAAAAATAGTAAGTCAGTTCGACTTGCAGTTCTAGGTGGGTTGATTGACACAGATGGAACTCTTGAAGACAATATATACGATATTACACAAAAACGTGAAGTGCTAGTTGATAATATCGTAGAACTAGCAAGAAGTTTAGGCATATACGCAAGGAAAACATCGCGACAATCTAAAGCTACAAATTCAGAAAACCCAACGTATAATACTTACTATCGAGCAAAATTATATATGTCTAAACGAACACCTGATATAGAACTATTATTACCTCGCAAAAAATGGCATTATACCGATAACACAAATACATGCAATATTAAAATATCGTTATCTAAAACAAAAGAGAGATATAAGCATACATGGACAGATGAACTTAACGAAAATTTAAAGTCATCTGTACTACAGCACACAAACATATTTGGTCAAATTTCTTGGAGTGACATTGCAAAATTACCATTATTCTCTGATATGACAACTGAAGGTTTACGAACACAATATGCATTGCTTGTCAGTAAAGGAGAAGTTGCAAAACCAACAAATGATGCTTTAAATGATATTAAGAAACACTTTGTACAAATTTGTGGTCTACATCAAAATAAAAAAGGACGTATTGATTGGACAACTCTTATGAAAGATTCTATGCTTAAATCGTTGACTGTCCAACAAGTTCGTACATTGATGAGCAAATTGACTGAAGAAGAAAAGGCTTTTATAAACAATACCCGAATTAGCAAGTGTACTTGAAAATTTTTATATTCTATTACTATTATAAAGTGTAATGAAGCTGGAATTGAAAAAATTCAAAATGTCAAATATTAAAGACGGTGCTACGATTGTAATCATGGGCAAAAGGGGTACCGGGAAGTCTCTAATTGTAGCAGACATTTTCCGTCACCATACGACGTGGCCAATCGGAGTTATTGTCTCGGCTACTGAAAAAGCCAACCACTTTTTTGAGAAGTTCATTCCCAAGATGTTAATTTACGATGAATTTGAAACCTCAATTCTTCAGCGATTTCTTGAAAGACAGGAAAAAATAACTAATCAGCGCAACATGGAAATTACGAAATACAAATCTAGCGATCTTGATGCGCGGGCGTTTTTGGTTTTGGACGACTGCATGTACGACAGTTCTTGGACACGCGAAAAGCTTATACGATTGCTGTTCATGAATGGGCGACATTACAACATCACTTTTATAATGACCATGCAATATCCATTAGGTATACCTCCAAATTTGCGTGCAAACATTGATTACGTCTTCATATTGCGTGAAAATGTTATAGCAAATCGCGAAAAAATATGGAAACAGTATGCCGGTATGTTTCCGTCATTTCACGCTTTTAACGAAGTTATGCAACAATGTACTGAAAATTATGAATGCCTTGTAATCGATAACAAAACTAATTCTAACAAATTGGAAGATCAAGTATTTTGGTATAAAGCCGATACTGGCACCAATTTCAAAGTATGTTCTCCTGAATTATGGAGCATGCAGGAAATCGACGATGAAAAACGCGCCTTTGGTATGGTTGAGCAACCGGATGACGAAGACCCTTATAACCCCGCTGTCCAGAAAAGCTCTAAACTCCCCAAGATCAATGTCAAAAAGGCTTTATAAACATTCGAAAAAATGAAATTTACTTAATTCTTTTTTTGACATTTACTATGAACAATATGGACTTCATCGGCAAACTATTCCTGTTTATTGCTATTATGTATTGGTTTATGTTGGATCTTGCAGTGTGTAAGTTTGATAATAAAAACACAGTTCAGACTTGCTATGCTATTGTAAAAAGATCGGGATTGTAAAATTTAAGAACATCCGGATGTGTCATAAAGGAATCTGGGTAAACATTTACGATTTTAACGTTCTTTAAAGATCTTGCTCGAGACAGTCCAGTATACGCTTGACCATATTCGAAAATACTACCACCTAAATCAATTTCCATACAATCGATAGTCATCCCTTGAGTTTTGTGAATACTAATAGCATATGCTAGTTTCAATGGCATAAATGTACATCCAAGGGATTTAAAGTCTGTTTCAATTGTGACGTAGCTAATGTCGTAGGTATTGTCATTGGTTAATTTAACTTGAACTGAAGTTTTATTACAATCAACAATGACACCTCTAGAGCCGTTTACAACACCACATTTCAGATTCCAAGTAACCATAACTTGCAATCCTGGACACAAAGTTACCGAACTCTGAATATTAGTACCTTTTGGTATTTCTCCAGACGTAGGATATTCAATGATTGACTCACTTGGTACATTTTGTTTAATTTTTTCAAAATTGGTTGAATTGATAATGTCAACATGTTGATTCAAAGAGTATACTTTTGTTGGTTGAATATCTGAGTCAAATGTATTGTTTTTGCATTGTTCAAGTAGCTGTAAGTCTTCTTTAGAACACTTTCCAAATCTAAGATTGTTCAATAGTTTTTGAAAAGTTACGTCGTGTTCTTGTCTGTGTTGTGTAGAAAGTGTTATAATTTCTGGATTCAACTGTTTCCAGGCACTGGATTTAAAACAATAATCTCCTCTAACTGGTTTGAGTTGACACAGGTCTCCACAAAATACGATTTGCAATCCGCCAAATGCAAGGTCACATTTACGAATAAGTTTAAGAAAATCCGAAATTTTTGTGCACAAACTGTCATCTAGCATACTTATTTCATCAATGATTAGTATATCTAATTTACGTAGTATTAGTTTTCTCTTATTAAATTTGACTAATTCAGAGACTTCTTTTGACCCATTTCCTATACCTAAGAATGAATGAAGTGTTCTGCCGTTAATGAGAATAGCAGAAACTCCTGTCATAGCGGTAACACCAATATTTAGATCGGGTGTAGCATCAATAATCTTGCGTAGTGTATAGCTTTTTCCACATCCAGCAGGAGCAGTTAGCAAAATACTTTTACCTTCAAAAACAACTGCATTAAACGCTCTTTGTTGTTGTGGATCCATACGCAATCACACTTTAAATTACTCTTACTTAAATTAATTACTATTATTCAATTAATATAAACTCATTTTTTGCAGAAAAAACTGAAATTTAAAATTATCAGTATACTATAGCATAGCTATGGCATATGCATATTGCATTGCAGGAGAAACAATTATTACAATGAGTGATAACACTCGTAAATTTGCAATGAATGTAAAAAAAGGAGACAAATTAATGGGTGATAATACAGTAGTGTGTGTGATTGAATTCGCGTTTCCAAATGGAACTAGCTCGGTTAAAATCGGTGATTCCGAGTTTTCATCATATCAGCCTATATTCATTAATGATGAATGGGTTTACGCCAAAACATTACAAAACGCTACCGCTGGTAGAATATATAAAGGTTATAATTTCGTTTTAGATAAAGGACACATTATTAATGCAGAAAATATGTATTGTATTACATTGTGTCACAATATGGCATATGGAATTTTAAAGGATTCTTATTTCGGAAGTAAAGACTTCTTACCAGAACTAGAAAATATGGCAACATATGATGAAGGGCTTATTGAAATGAAAATAACGTGAAAACATATTAAAAAGGTGGAAGTCCTACTTCACATTCGACATTAATACCACCAATAATTACTTTGTTATAACTTTTTGGATACATTGAGTCAGAAAAAAAGGCGAGACCAAACACAGTTATAAATATTGTAGTAAATTTAATAATTTTTGGTATTTTTGTTATAAACTCAACTTTAGCAAATACCTTGTCAAACAATAGGAAAATGATATAAGAAACAACTAAAGCAATAAACAATTTAACATACATCTGTTCTAATGTTAAGAAATACAAGAACACACATTAGAAAAACGCATTTTTCACAGCAGGCTTATGAATTTTTTTCGAAGATAATTCTATAACTTTTTTTACTTCGCTGTTTTTCGCTTCGCTTTGCGCTGCGCTGTCTAGCGCTTCACTGTGTTTCACTTCGCTTTGCGCTGCGCTGTGTTTCGCTTCGCTTTGCGCTGCGCTGTGTTTCGCTTCGCTTTGCGCTGCGCTGTGTTTCGCTTCGCTGTCTAGCGCTTCGCTGTCTTTTTTTTCTTCGATGTGTTTCGCTTCGCTTTGCGCTGCGCTGTCGCTGTCAGCTTCATTTTGCGCTGCGCTGTCGCTGTCAGCTTCATTTTGCGCTGCGCTTTCGCTGTCTTCGCTGTCGCTATCGCTTTCGTTTGCTTTTGCTTGGCTTACACCTTGCACTTCTCTATCATTACCACTTTCGCTTTGCGCTTGTGCTTCTCTATCGTGACCACTTTCACTGTCTTCTTCATTACCACTTTCACCTTCATTACCACTTTCACCTTCATTACCACTATCGTTCTCGCTTTCGTTTTCGCTGTCGCTTTGCGCTTTCACTAGTTCTTCGTTTTGAGCTGCTTCATTTCCGTTGTTTTCCGCTTCGCTTTCTTCGCTGTCGCTTTCGCTGTCGCTGTCGCTTTCGCTATCGCTTTCCGCTTCGCTTTCGCTTTCTTCGCTATCGCTTTCCGCTTCGCTTTCGCTGTCAGATTTGCTTTCGTTCTGTGCTTCAACTTTAGTGGGAGACAAGTATGCAAATAATTCGGTGTAAGGTATACTATATCTAATAGCCATGCTGATGGATTTGCGTACTAATTGTTCGACGAGTGTGAGATTATATTGTTGTTCGATTTTTTTTAAATTGTGGTAAAACAGGTGAGGGTTTTTCCATAACATTCGGGCAGTTACAACAAGACAACGATGGTAGAAACTTTCAGTATCTATCAACTTTAGTTTTAATTTGGTAGGTGCCTCTGCATTTTGAGATTGAATATAAATCTGAATATAGGTGATAAGTAATGAACGAACTAAATTGGGTAAATAATTACAATTTGTGTTTTGAACTAATTGGGCATATGTTTCGGATATTTTAAAATTATTCCAATCAGGAACAGTAGTTAATTCCTTTTGAAATGCCGCAATATTTTTATGTTTATCATACATTTCTTTAAAAACAGAAACGATAGAGTCAGACAATATATCTTGTAAGTGTGATAGGTATTCTTTTTTTGTTTCTACTAATGCTTTCATTTACAAGAAGCAATATTAAATTTACATACATTTAATCGCAATGTTAAAATGGATTAATAGAAAGTGCGAATGGATTACTCTTAAGTCCACCTAATACACTAGAATCGAGTCGGTCTTCGACTGCAGTTACATTAATATCTTTCATTGCAGGTTTAGTAAGATCGCATTGTTTTATAGGGGTCACTTCAGTTTGCATAACTCTCGTTACATTTCCTGCATTTGCTCTTGGTGCAATACTGTCGGATACAAGTTTTCTTGCAGAAAGATCTATATTGGAAGGGTCTAGTGAAGTAAATTCACCACCACCATTGGGAGTGTATCCAGCTGCCTTATTAAGAACATCGCGTGTAGGATCAATCTCCGCATTCTTAATGTATTCATCTGACATTGTACGGAAATCAGATGTAGATTTAGCGACACCTTCGTATTCGTAGTCACTAATAAATTGTTTTTGTGTAGGGTGTAGATCCACTTTGATATAATCATATGCGCCTGGGTGAATGTCATTTGCGTCTCCACTAATGAATCCGAGTTGACTGGAAGATTCAGGAGTTGTTTCGCGAACGGTTTTCTTTGCCATAGCATCAACATTATACACAGTCACGCGATATGTAGATACTCCAATATTGCGAGTTGTTTCTTCAATAGGCAAAGTTTCTCTTACAGTTGTTTTTGCAGAATCTGTAAATGCAGCAACCGGTTTTTCTGCTCCTGTAAGAGCTCCTGTAGTTGTATCGTGAATCAAAGTTTCCTTAATAGTAGTTCTCATTGCGTGTGTAACAGGATCATAAGTAGTTGGTTTATCGGGTATCTGTGCTTGCATGTTACCAAAAGTCCTTGCAGATTCAATGTTATATTCTTTGATACCATGTTTAAATATATCAAGTAGTGGTGCAATTATAGATTTCACACTAGAAACCAAATTAGTTACAACAGTATTGCCTTGAGTACTTTCACGTTCATTACTTGGCACAGTTAACCCAGACAAACCATAATCGAAAGAGGATCCTGTTCCTGCCCCCGCTCCATTACCAGATGAACCAGTATATTCGACATGACTTTCAACACGTGCAGTAGGTTTTACGTCTATTACAGGGCGTTCAGTATCTTTAAGGACTGCACCTGTTGTTTTAAACAACATATCATGTGTGTGTTCGAAAGCAGTGTCTGGACGATTTTTAGCAAAAGCTCCAATCAATCCTCTTTGTCCAATAGCCTTACCGGGACCTTGGATAGGTAGTTCATAAACAATGCGAGGATTTGTAGCGACACGTAATTCATCTACATTTTTTGGACGTGCGTAATCAAGTGTACTGGCTTGTTGAAAACCACCAGATGGTTCTGAAGTGAAACCTTGAGCGAGTCCTCTTCCAACACGAACTTGTTCGAAGGGAAGATCATTGTTACGAGCTTTTGGGGTAATCAATTGAAGTCTATCTTGGTAGAAATCAGACTTATTACCCATTCCACAAACATTATCGAAACCTGCAGTAGGTTCGAAAAAACATTCCACTTCTTTCTTGTGAAGAAACAGATCACCGCGTCCAGTCATATTTTCAAGACGAGACTCATTGGCAAAAGTGCTAATATTTTGTTTGACAGATCCACGAAAGAAAGGTTGCATATTATTATGCATAAATTCAGTGGCAGGAATAGAAACACCTGCAAGAGTTTGAACACTTCCGCTACCGCTGCCAACACTGTCGCTACCAGCGCTTTCAATACCAACGCTTTCGCTGCCGCTTCCTGAAAACTGACTAGCATATGTAGGTCTTGGAACTACTCCTGTTTGAAAGGGATTTTTGCTATCATTCCATTTTCTTTCACCAAGTTGTCTTTCAATGTCTCTAGATGTAGTCCAGTAGTCGCTTTGATATGCATTTGTCATACTGGGAACATCAGATGGTGGTTGTGAATCATAAACAGAACTTGCTAACATATCACCTCTAATATAGTTTTGTGGGTTCATTCTCTACAAGAATGTAAGTAAAAAAGAGTTAAGCTAAACTAACGTTCCTATACTCTGCAAGATTTCACAGAATATTCATAGTTATATGTAATTTCCTGATTACCTAACATAACGACTTTAGGTGTGCTAAGTTCGCGTTTTGTTGCGGTATAGGTAAAAGTTTTTTGAGCGCTACCTTGAGTTGTTTCGCGAATAGTAAATTTAATAGCGCGCTTTTTAATATTTTGTTTCTCTATTTCCTGAAATATGCGTCTTGCTGCCTTACCTGCTGCAGCATATGGGGCACTTGCTTCGTATCGGTATGAGCCATCTTCGGGAAGTTTAACATCAACAGTCGAAGCGATGGTGAATGTTCTTTTCATACTAAAATAAAAGCATATTATAATTTGAAAGAATCTAAAGAGTTTGGATGGTTGAATCGTGCACTGAATAAACGGCGAATGGATTACCAGGAGCGGATGCAGCACACGCTTTCCATGTGGAACCACTGCTGTTAAAATTGCGTCCATCGCTCATGCCATTTGGCATAAATATCGATTGATCAAGAGGCTCTTCGATAATTGGCGTATGATTGTCTTTAACAACTGTACGGTAACTTGTGTTCCATTCAAAGGGAATTAGGGCTTTGTCTTGTGGATCCCAGCATAACCATTCCCATCGATTCCATCCAGTTGCGCGTAATGTGCAAGGAGGATTGCTTAAACGAGTATTTTCTTGAGGTGTAGAACAATTAGGTTTCCTTGCAGGTGCAGTTCCGGCTGGGGCACAAGCACCACGAGAATTGTATTTTCCTGGTGTGTAAGCGTCTTTATCACATTTAGATGATTTATAATTAATTCCAAGAAGTTCGCTTCCATCGTCAACGGCAGAACCAGGGGGGCAAGAATTGGGTCCCCAACTTTGATACCTTAAATATGGATCTGCAGGTATATCTTGTTTGCAACTTTCACCTTTATCATCTGCAGGAGTAGTTAACATATACATACCAGGACCTACTGAACGTCTTAGTTTTTCTTCATACGAACATTGATCATATCGTAATTTACTTGAAGACATCTATAAACCTATCTACAAGAATAGAAAATTAAATTAATTTAATTCCAAGTTGGAAGAGGAGTTTCTTTATACGAGATCATTTGGCACGATGGTAAATGCAATTTAGAAGTAGAGATTGGATCGGTTTTGTCGTTGATAATCGGTTGTTTGCGATCACTTGGTGGTTGATATTGTCTATTCGCACATTTGGAAATGAAGCGAGTTTGTCCTCTTAATTCGCTTTCAAGATCTACTAAATTTCCAGCGATATGTGAAACAGATGTACCTCCGATTAAGCCAAGTTCGTGACGACATTTGCGGGAGTGTTCGTATCTATCTGGGTTAAGTGTGTAATCCAAAATGGACATATTTTCAGTTAAACGGCGGGAGTACGTACATGTATCATCACTAAGGTGATTGAAACTCATTCTATTAAACATCTATAAAAAAATTAAATTACCAACGTTGTTGTTGACCGCAAGAAGACAATAATTCTTGTCGTCTTACGTAAGAGCGAGTATCATCACCACCGCGAATCCACGGTTCAACAATATGTTCTGGTTTTTGTACTTCTTGTGCACATTCAACAAGTGGATCGAATTGTTTGGTTTGCAATTCAGTAATTACCTTTTTGCAAGGATACACACTACCTTCTAATGTACTGGAACTTGTACCTTGTAATATAGGCATTTCTTGATCGGGATCAGCAACTCCTGGTTTTAAATTGGGGCATCCTTGAAAAATGCGGGAAAATAGTTGAATATGGCATCTGTCACGTGTAAGTTGTGAAGGGTCATTTCTCAAAACGGAATAGTTGTCAACAGTGCAATCTTCCGCCAAACCGAATCCCGTTCTACCAGACAGATTAACATGATCATATGCAAATTCTGGGAATCGGGCGTGAACACCATCACAGTTTACTTTAAGATCGTTGTATAATTGGTAATTAACAATACCATTATTTTGCGTGTCTCTTGCTTCGTTGGCACAAGAGTCACTGCATATTCTCCTTGAGTATAAAAATACTGAATCTTTATCCATCCTACTAACCATTACTAACAAAAAAATTAAATACTAAATTCACGATAAACCAATCCAGTACATTCTAGATTGTCTTCTTTACATGTTTTTGGACCCTTGTAAACCCAGTTTGCAAAGCCAGTTTGATCATTCGGTATTGTAGTTGATGGCATTGTATAGAATTGACGTTGTGAAGCCATTCTGTCAAATAAGTCTCCTGAATCTCTGAACAATTTCGCATTAAAATTGTTTTCAATTGTTTCTTTCACTCTGTCATTGTCCCAACTACATGCAGGGGGGTGTGTTGGGTTATCTGTTATATCAATAATACTAGGATTCATAAAAGGGTTATCGACCGTACTACGCGAACACAATTCTCCACCAATTACGTCCAGTTTCTTTTCTTCTAAAAACTTCTCTGTCTCTTTTTTCTGTTGTTTGTAGTACTTGTGAATAACGATAGTAATTACACATACAACAATAGCGATAGAAATGAACCTTGAATCACTTTTGAACAAAGCTAATAAAATGCTAAGATAAATACTGAACCTTACGATTGCATTTAATTTTTCTTCTAACGTCATGTTGCCTGTTGGTAATACAATAGTGTATGTATCATAAGTAAATAGTATTGACGGATTTTCATACCAAATAGTACCACTAGTTCTCATTATACATCAAAAATATTTTCTTTTGCCTTCTTTGTCTTTTCATCTAATTTGCGTTTTAATTGTTTAGCTTTTTTCATACGATCTAATGCAGCCTGATTGACTCTAACTTTACCACTGCTCCTGCTGCCGCTTCCGCTAGCTCCGCCTAACCCACCACTTCCCATCAAACCCTGAAACATACTCATCATATTTGCCATGTCTCCCATACCCTCCATACCTGGTGGCATTTTTGACGTTTTCATTTTGCTGCTGAAGTCCATCGCATCTTTTAGTAAACTTTCATTGGTAATTTCACCAGTAGCTATTTTTGAAATAAGTTTTTGACTAACACTTCCAATCAACTTAGTAAAACCACTATTCGGATCTCCAAGTGTTTTCAGAATGTCTCCATTGTTATTAAGAGATTCTGTCAAGTTACTTACATCCACTTCATTCATAATTTCTTTTGCCAATTTTCCAATTGTCGTATTTTCAATACCTTCTAAGTCAAGTCCAGATGACACAGTATTTAGATATAACTGTTGCATAAGTAATAATTGTTCTTTAACAACCGGTTGTCCTTCAATAGACTCGATTTCCTTGGTGAATTGATCTTTTGATTTGATGCACTGTGTTACTTTCACAAATGTACTCAATACTTCGCTTTCACTTACTACGCACCCTACATTCATTCCTATAATGAAATACAACAGACTGTTATCACTATTAAGAACTTCACGCACTAAGGACAACGTAATGTCACCTTGATAAACTGGTAAGTCTTTATTAAGATCTAACCAGTTCTTTGCAGAATCAAGTGAATCGAAAAGCGACACTTGATCATCAAATGTGGTATTGTAATACTTGAAGTATTCATCAGAACTGCTATTGTATGTTGAATAGTACTGCTTAATGGCTTGAATACATTTTCGATGCGTGTCCTTGTTTTTATCCACTCGTGCAATATTCTTCAGCTTTTTTAACAGATTGAAATAGTAATTGTTAAATAAAGTAACTTGTTCTTCAGACATGTAATATAAAAAGGATATATTTCTTTTCTTTAAATGCCTTCGCGCGTCTTCTTTTCTAAATGAACAAGAACACGAAAGTATTTCCAAATGATATCTTTGTTTTCATCAGACATTTCTGCCCAATATGATTTGATCCGTTTCATTATCTGTACGGCTTCCTTGTTTTCCGCAGTGTATTCAGAAAACTCATTCTTGATAAAAAAATCCTCGTTCTTCTCCATAATCTCTTTTTCAAAAGGAATGCTAACATAATCCTTGAAATATTCTAAAATATAACTTTTATCAAGCGAACGAATAACTACGCTAAGAATTTTAAGTTCATGATCATTTGGCATCACTGAACTTAGATCATTTATGAATTCCTTAAAGGTAGTTATAAATTTAGTTTCTGAGTTCATTTACGAGTAGAACTGGGTATTGGTATAGGTAGTTGAGTTTTGTTTAAATCATTTTGGTTAATTTCAAGGTCTCTTTGCATACGATATGAATCTAAGTCTATAAGATCTTTCTTTGGACGAGTATCTTCTTGTAAGATTACATTCGGTGTAATATCAGTATCCACTAGACTATTGTCAAATGTTGCCCAACCAGATGGTTGACTTGCTACATTCAAAGAACTCGAGTTTTCATTAAAATTTGCAAACGAATCTGTATAAGACACTTGTTTTCCGAAAGCGAAGTAATTGGGTTCAGTACTAATTTGCACTTCAGTTTCGGGGGTGCTTACAGACATTAATTTGCCCTTACCAGGAAGTATAAGATAATCAAACACTTGTTTTCCGAATAAAATAGTTGTTATATTTCCGTCACTTCCTTTTTCAACCAACGCAGGAACAGAATGAATTTGTGGAGGTATTGACTTTAAGTTGTCAATAGAAACAAACTTTATTAGTTTATTGTCAGGATCGTATCTTTTTATTGTATCTTTTAACATCCTACAGTGTGGGCAATTATCACTAAAGAACAAAATCATAGTTTAGCTATTACTTATATTACGTACTATCTTAAACTAGAACACTACAACGCAAAAAAATGAAATAAGGACTAAATAATATTAAATTTATCATTTAGAGCATGTTTTCAGTTGTATCTACAGATAAAACTACTCAACGTACTTCTTTTAACATGAAAGGTGTAGATCTTTCACTTGTAAATGCATTACGAAGAATTATTTTAAGCGAGATTCCGTGTGTAGCATTCGATGAAAGTAGTTTTAAAATAATTACAAACGATGGACCCCTGCACAACGAGATTATGTCCCATCGTTTTTCCTTAATTCCAATTCATTTCAATGATTCCGAAAATGAAAATATGAAACCTGAGGATTACGAGTTCGAACTACATGTTTCAAATACAGACAACAAGGATAAGATAATGCCTGTTACCACAAGAGATTTCAAGGTTAAATACCAGGGTAATCCTGCAAAAGACTTAGCTAGACTTTTTCCTCCAAATCCAGTTACTGGAGATTTTATTCTAATTACAAAATTGCGTCCAGGAGAAACGATTCATGCTAAAGGAACAGTAACACAAAACATTGCAAAAAACAATGCGACGTATTGTCCAGTATCTTTATGCAATTTTAAATACGTTCTTGAGCCTTCACCAGAAACAGATTCAGTCCTGGATAAAGAAAGGAAATATGCTCAAAACGAATATGGGGATCCTCTCGAGTTTATATTTGAAATAGAAGCAGAAAATGGAATGTCGGTGAAATATTTGTTTTCCAAAGCAATTGACATTTTAATGAAAAAATTGGAGAGTTCACCACAATTAGCAATTAATGAGGATTCTACACAATGTATATTTACCTTTGAAGGAGAAGATGACACATTAGGCAATTTACTACAATCGTATTTGCACACTTTTCATATTAGAAGTGGAAATGCACAAAACGTAACATATGTTGGGTATTACTGTCCTCATCCTCTTGAAAGCGTTATGAAATTGAAAGTGTGCACGCAAACTTCTTGCACGAATGTAGAGTTTAAAAACATACTCGAAGATCAGTATCACAGATGTTTAGTTGAACTGGACAATATGAAACAAGAATGGAATCAACTCCAAATTTAAAATTATATTTATTGTTTAGAGTTTGTAAATGGAGTTTGAATTACCTGAAATAGAAATACGGGAATATAATTTTGATTCGCCAAATTTTGTTATATTTAGCGAAGATGATCTTGAATATTATATTCGCCAATTATTACCAGATTATCCTTATCCTTCAGAATATTCCAAATTAATCTCACATCCCCCTGACGAGCTCAAATCCCCATTTAAAGTACGTTACATTGTTGCAGCCGATCTTCTTACATTTAACGAAGACGACAACGACGACAAGGATTCTACACTAGAATACATCGAATCTTTAAAAAACGCATTGAAAGCTCCTAATTACACATTACAACGCGATGCGGTAAATGCGCTACAAGTTCCATTTAAACCTACGTTTACGACTTCGACTACGTCGACGACAATTTCAAGCGATCATGACATTATTCTAAATAACAATTTTAATACAAAATTATTAGAATCAGATAACACAACTTTAACAGTTAAAGATATACAAGTGTGTACCTTTACGAATGTGTATAAAGTACTGGTTTTATCGAAAGATCAGTTTAAGAAATGGTTAAGAGGTATAATTTTTGATTTAATGTTAGACACATACAAAGATACAGATGTATACAAACTACTATTACAAAATTTAACTGTTGAAGAACAAGAGAAAATCGTTGAACGACGTCAACATTTGTCTGTAAATACACCACAAAATCACGCGCACGCACACACGCACACCAAACCAAAATGGTCTTGGAACATTGGAATATCCAATAAAGTCACATTTGACACAGTATTTAACACACTTGTTCAAAACGTGAATTTGCTTGATCCACAATTGCAACAAAAACTTTTGGAAATCCTTTCAAATACACAATTAGACAATTCCATAACAACACCAAATCTTGAAAGAATAGTACACGAATTGTCTTCAAACACAATTACTATTGATGAAATTGCACAACAAATACAAGCGTGGTTGAAATATTGTAATTTAACAAAGATCAAAGAATTCTCAAAAAACCTGGAAAAACTCAAAGTCGATCCAAACCCACAAAAAGAACGGAGTTACTTTCCAGATATAATTTTTAGCAGTAGCGTTGACAATTTATATACAGATATACAAGAAGTTATCAAGGGTGAAAATACAGAATATTACGACGGAGACAGCACTGCACTTTACAGCGAAGCGTTTAACACCGTAGCGATTGACAGCGAAGCGCAAACACAAGGCGAAGAACTAGACAACGATGCGCTAGGTGACAGCGTAGCGTTTGACAACGAAGCGATAGGTAATGAAGGGCTAGACAGCGAAGCGATTGACAGCGAAGCGCTAGGTGAAGCGATAGACAGCGAAGCGCTAGGCGAAGACATTGCGTTTATTGATATAGATCCTGAAATAAACTATGAGTTCAATAGAATTGTGAACTTATCTGGGTTGCCGTGCAATGAATCAATAATTAAACAAGCATTCTTGTCAAAGAAGCAGATTGTGAATGAAAATGTGTATTTTGCATTAGCTATAGCTGTATGGTGGGTTAATTTACAAACCATTGCTTTTGATGGTTTATTGGACATATCCAATTTGCAGTTGTCACAAGAATATAAATATTTATTTAGTCTACAAGGATATCCGTTAACTTCGCAGTCACATACAGGTATACTGCCGTATATCTTATCTTTTGTAGGAAGTCCTGAATTTGATAAGACGGTTGACAATGTACTTGAAACTTATTTCACCACTGAAATGAGAACATTAAAAGATAGACAAAATAGTAAAGTGAACCAAATACAGTCTAACTTAATTGAAGCAATACAAGCCATAAAAGCAAAGAAGCGTGTGAACTTGATTGGAACATATATTTCATCATATATCTATTTACCATCACTATTACCTCAGAAAGCTATACCCAAAAAGCAACTTGCGTGGTTGCAAGGGTGTTGCTTAGTACCGCTAAATAACAATTACGAGTCTGATGTAGATTGGAAAAAGTCATTAGCCGCGCTATATAGCATAAAACAACAATTATACAAAGACAAATTTCATAAAGGACGTGGTGTTATGTATGTTCCTCTAAAACAAGTTGAAAATACAGAAAAAGAACAGGGTTCGGTTACAAAAATTCCGTTTACAGTTGAGTCTCCTGACAGTGAGCCTACGTTTACGTCTACACTTCAAATTCCTGTTGATCCAGAAAACGTAGCCAAAGAATTAGTAAATAAAGCATATTCTCGTACAAATGCATCAAATATTATAAAATTGTTTGACAAATTCAATAAAGACAATACAAGTAGAATACTTAATATTGTATCACTTCAGTTAAAAAAACCGTTCAAGGAACTGAAAGAATTTGTTGACAGTGTAAATGACAATAATAATGACACATTCAAATACATAGTAGCTTTAGCTATAACAAAAGATTTAAATGAAATTCAGAAAAATCGTTGTGCATCGCTGTTAGAAGATTGGAGAAAGGTGAATACAGTTATGACAGTTGATGAAATAACTCAATATATCAATAACATGCGCGAAAAACAAAAGAATATATCATTAGAAAAACTAAATAACATGGAAGACATTGATCGGGAAAATGTGACCGAACTAAAGAAACTAGGAATAATAAATCTGGTATCAAAAGAAGAACTTAGGGACACATCCGAAGAAGCGTCAGATGAACAAATGGATTTAGAAGGTGAAATGGAGTTTATGCCAGGAAGCACCGATGCTGACTAGCGGTAGCGGCGGGGCAAGCTGTAAGCGTTAAAGTGACGCATACAATTTCCCTAATTCTGTTAAACTTCCATCGGCATTGAACAATGCTGATGTACCCATGAAAGGATCGCTTACATTTCGCGTTTTCCATGCGTATTTTTCAATATAATTTCTTTTTTCAAGTTCAGGAACCACCGTTTTCATGAATGTTTTTACCTGGTCTACGGAATATTGAGTTTGCGAAATTGCCTTCCAATCTGCTACAGCAAATTCAGTTATCCATATCGGTAATTTATATTTTGCGTATAAGTTGTCCAGTAAGTTCAAGAATCCTGTTGGGTTTGGAGGAGCATACCAATGTATAGCAATAAAATCAACTTTACAATCGATAGCAATCATAAATTTCTCAAACCAGCCTCCAGGGGTTAGTGCAGGAGATGAAGAAGCAGGACTTCCTAATCTTTTTCCTGTTTTTTGCAAGGTGCTCCAATAACTCGCAGCATCTTCAACGGACATATTAGCTTGATCAGGTCTATCAGGTTCATTAAAAGTCAACAATGTATCACCTGTAACCGATTTACAAAATGGAAGTTGTTTTTTCCCCCAAATCATCGGAACAAAGTTCGCTGCACATTTCAAGTCTGTATAAGACCAAGTATAATACCATGATACATTAAGATCTTTAACTTTTTTTGCAAGTAATGGATCAGATGAACTACATACAAACCCCTTTTTCTTTGACATTGTATATTTATATTTTACATTTTAATTGTAATGGGAGGAAGGGTAACACAAAAAACATTATTATATTATTATGTTTTTTTGTGTTATAATATGTTCAGTTTTAGTGTTATCACAAGTAAATATTAGACAAATCATGTATAAACCGTTGTTATACATATTTGAGAAAGGCACTGATAATCCAAGTATTGTAGACCCCAAAGAGTATTTTCCGAACTATATCTTATTTGAAAACAATTTTGGATTAATACAAAACGAAGCTAAAACCATATTAAAGTATGTTGACTACATTCCAAGTTATACCGATATAGATTCGTTATACAAAGACACACAGTCCACCAATCTTAAAATTGAAGCGAACAATAGTTGGCGAACATTCATGATCAGAGTAATGGGCAACGATATTGAAGATCATATGAAATTGTGTCCAACAACATCTTCTTTAATAAAGCAATGTCCGGAAATTGTTAATGCACTATTCGCTATACTTGAAGGCAATAGTAAAATAGATCCGCATACAGGATGGTACAAAGGATTGTATAAGTATCATCTCCCACTTATTGTTCCAAATTGCGGTGACTGCAAAATTCGCGTTGAAGATACATGGATGGATTTTCAGGAAGGTAAATCGATACTATTTGACGACACTTACGAGCATGAAGTCAGAAATAATTGCAATGAGTACCGTGTTATACTTCTTTGTGACATCAAACGTACTGATTTCAATGTGTTTTTACGGGCTGTAAACGAAAGTGTTTTAAATATTGGACATCATCTACCGGAAATTAAAAAACTAATTCAAAATGCGGAAATTCAAACTAAAATAACTAGTTAAACAGTAATGATTTTTGTAGTACTTTCTGTTGTAGGTTACTATCAGTAGGTTGTAGGTCTAATCGAGGATCTGCGCGAAGAACACTAATTTGTTGCCATTCTGGTATGTACGGCATACTTGTCTCTACACCGGACACATTTTCATAAATTGTTTCAAACGGTTTTTCATCACTTCCAGGTAATACTAAATTGTCTGCTGAAATTGTATCTATAACTTTTACTGTCAAAAAAGTTACAACTGTATTATATATATCATATTTCAAAATAAACTTAATTTGTTTTCCAGCATATTTACCTTCTCTGAAAAATACACAATGTATAACTAAATATACATCAGGTAACGCAAGGTAGTAACCAATAAATTGTTCATTTATAACTTGTATTGGTTCATTCGTGTAAGGAATATCTAGTACTGTTGTAATACGTATAATTTTACGTATATATGAAATACATTGGTCGTATATATCCATTAATGACACATTAGATTCTATGTAAATATCTTCTGGTGGTTTTATCAAATAACCAATGTTAGACAACAGCGTATTGTTGTCTTTGTATTCAAAAATCTGTTTAAGTTTTGCATTGTAGATGTCATTAGTATATTCGAAGTAATACGCGTTTTCATATTTAATGTCTGTGTCACGCGGAGTTTCAAAAGTTTCTTTCTTTCTTTCAAACAAAGACCAAATAAAAATAGTAATTCCTAGTAACAAAATAGCGAAATCTATATTAAATTTCATCGTATTAAAAATGTATAACA